GGGCTAGACCTCTAAGGCTTTGGTCTTGGCAGCGGCTTCACGCTCTTCGTCTCGGAATCGGATGGCTGCGTCCTCTGCGGTTTCCATGACTGCGTCGATGGTATTGATGGCACGATCTATAAGACCTAGTGCTTTGATGATTGAATTGAATAGCTTCGCAATTGCTTCGCGCATGATGAGTACTCCTAAGTTATATAAAGGCAGGGGCCCCTACCCATTCCATTAGCGCCAGCTTTAGACCCCCGGGGGGGGTCTTTTGTTTTAGTTGCTGTTAGTACTACAGTAATAGATTCGTACTTATTTTATAAAATTCTAAATAACCTGCATTCGTAATTATTTTTTGTATTTTCAAATAACCTGATCCCTTATATTATTTTTTATTATTTTATGAAAAACCTGTGATTAATATTACTTTTCTATAGGCGAAAAAAAGCCCACTTAAGAAAGTGGGCAAAGGTCTAACTAAAACGAACGTGTACCAGTTGGTAAATGCCAACTAAGGCTACTATAGCGTTATTTAAATTAAATTCAACTGTTATTTCAATAACTTATAACGTATATTAACCCGATACACTAACTGATCTGGAGTCTATTATGGACACCCTCACCTTGGATCAGTTTAAACAAGCCCTTCCTGCCCACGTTAAGAAAAACGTTAATCAAGAAATCATCGACAATGTTAATAATTTAATCAGTGATCCTGAAATGCGTGAAGCATATCGGGAGAACTTGATTAGTTATACGCATGTGTTGAAGAATGGTAAGTTTAAGCTGAGTAATTATTTAGACGCTGTGCGTTACGTTAGTTATAAACTAATGGGCAGTACTAATATTGATGCTTATTCAAAGGCATTCCCTGAAAAAATAACTAGATTCGAGAAGCAAGGCGTAGCGAGTAAGGATATTGCTAGTTATGTGACTGCGTTTAATAAATCGAAGCTAGTTAATCTTATTTTAGAACAGACCTTGGTTCCTTCTTGGGTTTTAAACCAAGACTTATATCAGCGGGCATTAAATACGCAGGCTGATCTTATGTTATCCGCTCGCTCTGAGAAGGTTAGAAGTGACGCAGCTAATTCTTTGTTAACCCACTTAAAGCAACCTGAAGCCCAGAAGATTGAATTGGATATTGGGGTGAAGGAAGACAGTTCTATTAATGCGCTTAGGGCATCGACTATGGAGTTGGTAGCGCAGCAGAAGATGATGTTGAAAGCCGGTGCTATGCACGCACAGGAAGTGGCCCACAGTAAGATTATTATCGACGCTGAGTTTGAGGAGGTGTAATGGGCATTACTGATTGGGTTGTCGCCTTGTGCGACCTGCCAAGGGAGTACAGCGATCACCCTATAGCGTACAGATCTGTGCGTTACCCCAATGGCTCGATACGCATGCAGGGTGAGTACAACTGGTGTGAGGGCTTGCGTACAGGGTCTACGTGGAAAGACCTACCACTAATTAATGTGGATAAATACGGTGTGGAGGTACAGTAATGACGGTATTAACGGAAATCCTACTTGATGCGTTCCTTATGTTAGGTATCGTGCTTTATGTGATGGATCTAGTGGGTTGGTGTGATGACAGTGATGACGACGGGGACGGCTATGGAACATGAAGAGTTAATCAGGGTTGAGGATTACCTTAACAGCACAAGCTATACGGTTGATCCAGACTACGTACCCAGTGACTTCGCGTTAGAGTTTGTGACGTTTGTTAAGCTGGTGAACGGTGCTGAAGGTGAGGAGAACCTTACGCCGTTGGTTCACTATAAGATGCTGGACACGATTACTCATGGCGGTACTCGTATTGCCAACCTATGTCATCGAGGCATTGCCAAGACAACGTTAATGGGTGAGTACCTGTTTCTGTATCTGGCAACGTACGGAGCTATACCTGGCTTTGGTGAACTGGGTCTTGCGTTGTATGTATCAGATAGCATCGAGAACGGTGTGAAGAACATGCGTAAGAACCTTGAGTTCCGCTGGGAGAACTCAGACTTCCTGAAAGTGTACGTACCGACGGTGCGGTTCACGGACATACGCTGGGAGTTTACCAATGCTGACGGACATACCTTCATTGTGAAGGGTTATGGTGCTAAGACTGGTGTTCGTGGAGCCAAAGAGATGGGGCAACGTCCCCAGTTGGCGGTGTTGGATGACTTGTTCTCAGATGAGGATGCAAAGTCCCCTACTATTATTGAAAACGTTGAAGCCACAATCTATAAGGCGGTGACCTACGCCCTGCATCCCAAGAAGAACTTAATCATTTGGTCAGGTACACCCTTTAATGCAAAGGATCCGCTGTATAAGGCGGTTGAATCTGGTGCCTGGGACGTTAACGTGTTCCCTGTGTGTGAGAAGTTCCCTTGTGAGGAAGCTGAGTTCAGTGGTTCATGGCCCGATCGATTTAATTACCAGTATGTGAAAGAACAATACGACATCTCTGTTAAGACAGGCAAGGTGAAGGATTTTAACCAGGAGATGATGCTACGCATCATGTCAGAGGAAGATCGTCTGATACTGGATTCAGATATTAGCTGGTATAAGCGCGGTAACGTACTCAACAACAAATCACTGTTCAACTTCTACATTACTACCGACTTCGCAACGTCCGAACGTACATCAGCAGACTACTCTGTTATTTCAGTCTGGGCGTACAACAATAATGGGGATTGGCTCTGGGTAGACGGCGTCTGCCGTCGTCAGTTGATGGATAAAAACATCAATGATCTGTTCCGATTGGCTCAACAGTACCGACCCCAGCAAGTGGGTATTGAAGTCACAGGACAACAAGGTGGTTTTATTCAGTGGGTGCAGGATCAAATGATGCAAAGGAATATATATTTCCCATTAGCATCTGAAGGTAATCAGCAAAAGCCTGGTATCAGACCTAATACTAATAAGATGGTCCGATTTAATACAATGGTTCCGTTGTTTAAGGCGAATAAAATATTTTTCCCGATAGAAAGAAGAGACTCGCCAGAATTAATCGAAGCGTACAATGAATTAAGTTTAGCCAGCCCCGGTGGGTTTAAATCTAAGCACGATGATTTCATTGATACCATCTCTATGTTGAGTTCTTTATCGCCTTGGAAGCCGACCCAACACGGTGAATTAAATAAAAGCAGTAGCAGTTTAGATATTTGGGACGTTGATGTTGCTTCAGAAGAAGATAGTAGAATTAGCTCGTATATAGTTTAATACTGAATCCTTATAATAGCGGCTAACGTATAACTCTTTTGAGGTTAGCCAATGTTACTGTCAGAATTATTTATGTACCTTGCTTATGGGGAGCTTTCCCAAATGGCATTGGGTACTAATAATCATGGTGGGATAGACGAATCTGATTATCCAACGTTGATTAGTCACATTAATCTTGGGTTAACAAACTTGCATAGCCGCCTGCCGTTAAAACAGTCGCAGGTTATTATTGCACAGCAATCAGACCGTACTCTTTACCCACTAACATCAACCTACGCCATTAATTCTAGTTCAGCAGAGAAGAATAAGTTTATTCTGGATTCTGCGACAGCACTTTTTGCTAATGATGTATTAAAGGTTGAAGAAGTTTACACAGAAAAAAATATCTTACTGCCGCTGAATGATTCAGCAAAGGTAGGTTCATTGTTTACACCTTCATTTAATACACTTCAAGTTCCTGCCCCTAAAGCGAATAAAGTCCTCGCTGTACTTTACCGTGCAAACCACGCGCAGCTGCCAGCGAAGCGTGGGGTGGACATTAGTGCCATTGAAGTCGATATTCCCGCTGTTCTCATCGAGCCTTTACTAACTTTCGTGGTAGGACGTGTTGTTGCTGCAGGCAGTAACCAAAACAGTATTCAAGAAGCCGCTGCATACCAACAGAAGTTTGAACTACAGGTACAACAGATTGTTCAGTCTGGTGCATTGTCAGTGGATCGTCCCAGTAATCTACGCATGAGGAGCAACGGATGGGTATAACAGCTAATTTTGGTGCATCCGCCAGCACTAGTGGTGACGTTGCTTACGGTACGTTAGGTACATACAGATACGTACAGGGTGACACTAGCCCACAGATGCGCTTTACCTTTACCGATGAAGATACTGGCTTACTTACGGACTTAACCGGTGCGTTAGTAACCTTACGTTTACGTCCAACAGGCGGTAGCGCAGTACTTACTCGTGAGTTGTTTATCAACCCGGAGACAGCAACCAATGGCGAAGCCATTGTGATCTGGCAAGAAGGTGATCTAAACGTTACTCCTGGTACATACGAAGCAGAGATTGAAGTGCTCCTAGATTCTGGGTTACGTGAGACTTTGTTTGATGTGGTGGTTTTACGGATCAGAGCTGACTTCTAATGAAGATTAAGGCTGACCTGATAAACAAGCTGGTCGCCCAAAACAAGCAGTTGGGTGTCGATGCGAGCATTAAAATTATAGACGCCATTGACGCGTCTATAACGCGTCTTGGCTTATCAGCAGACACCTCCCCTGTCAGTAAACTTGCCGTAGCTATTGATCTAGGTGACTTCATAATCCAGAGGCTAATAGCCGATGGCGTCCTAGTAGATGACATGTCTACTGCGGTAGATCAGTTTGTAATGGACTTCTTCAAGACCCTTACAGACGATGCAGCTATTGCTGATCAGATTACTAAGGACATTAGTAAAGGATTTCACGATGCCGGTTTAGTTACTGACATTCAGGTAGTAGCTTTCTTCAAGGGGCTTTCTGACACCATTGCTTCCACAGATAGTGTGGCGTGGCTTGTTGAGAAGCCTCTGGAAGAAGAAGTACTGGGTCTTGAAGACTATGTTGTCCTTCTCACTAAGAAGGCTCCTGACGACGTTACAGGCGCTACTGACAGCATTGATAAGTTTGATGTCACCAAGGCTCTTGCTCATGCAGCCGCCATTGGCTCACATGTTGCTACAAGCATCTCTAAGCCCCTACAGGATGCCTCAGTATTAACTGATACATTGACCCTACTAGCAGAGAAACCGCTCTTAGATGGCTCCTCTGTGGGCGACAGTGATGTATTAACCATTGGGAAGAACCTGCACAACGCTGCTTCCCTAGTAGAGCAGCTCCGTTTCGATCTAGGACGGGGCATTGCTGATGATGCGGCAATAGGCGAAGCCTATGCAGCCGCTATCAGCAAGCCACTGTGGGATGACATTAACTCAGTAGAAGACCACGCTGTCCTCCTTACCAAGAAGGTAAAAGAAGATCAGACGCTCTTTACTGAAGCACTTACCCTTGCTGCAGAGAAACCACTAAGTGACAGTAGCCTTTCTACTGACCAGTACACAGTGGTGTTGGCGAAACCTACTGAAGATGCCTACGGCGTTTCCGACCTTGCTTCTCTGGAGCCGGGTAAGCATCTTGTTGATGGCTCATCGCTGAGTGACACCACCGAGCTAGCAGCAAGTAAGGCACTTAGTGACCCTACGACATTTGTCGATAGCTACCTCCTTGATATGACTAAGCCTCTCTCTGATGAGATGGGTGTGGGCCAGCTACTCGCCAAGCATATCAATCGTGGGAATGAAGATGATGCTGCGGCAGTCACTGACACAGCGACCTTAACGACAGGCAAGCAGTTTACCGATGACGGTACTGTCACTGATCTAAACCAACGGCACGTTAGTAAACACCTCACTGACTATTTACATGTTAGTGAGGAGTACAGGGTAACGGCTCGCGGTAAAGGCTGGTACAACGCTGCAGGTATTGGTGACACACACGTATCCAATGTACAGAAAAATCTGAATGACATTGTTGGTGTTACAGACGACATTGATGGTGAAGCATCCATTCTGGATGACCAAGAAATCCAGTTCATTAAGAACACGACTGATCTGGGCCGTGTCACTGATTCCATCTTCATTGAAACCCAGTTCACTCGCGCACTCGCTGACGCAAGTAATGTGACTGAAGACACCCAGCTGCATGTAACCAAACCAGTCGCGGATGACGGCGTTGGTTTTATAGAGCAGCTACTAATTGCAGCATCCAGGCAGTTTGCGGATCAGTTCTCGGTTGCAGAACTGGTTAGCAAAGGTGCTACCAAATCGTTTACCGACGCATACGGCGTCAGTGACGAGTTCGGAAAGGTTCTTAACAAGCAACCTGACGATACAACCGTGTTTGCCGATGACACGGTTTTACTTTTACAAGGCTACGTCAATGACGCCTTCTACTTTGCAGATGACTACATCGGCACATCTCGTACAGCTTAAATAACTGAGGAATAATCATGATTAACGAAAAGCTAAAATTGTCTGGACAAGTAAACATCGTACTACGCGATGCTGCAGGACAGATTAAAGATGAGCGTGAAATCCGTAACCTTGTTGTAAACAAGGGTTTGGGTTACATCGCTTCCCGTATTACTAGCGCCAGTAAAGGTGTTATGTCCCACATGGCACTTGGTGCAGGTACCACAGCTGCGGCTGCAGGTCAGACTGACTTGGTAACCACTTTAGGTTCCCGTGAAGGTCTGGACTCTACCAGTATCAGTGGCTCTAACCTAGAGAAGGTTGTGTACGTAGCTTCTTTTGAAGCAGGTGATGCAACTGGTGCTGTAACTGAGGCAGGTATCTTCAACTCCGGTACTTCTGGTTCTGGTGACATGTTATGCCGTACTACATTCTCTGTAGTGAACAAAGCCGCTGATGACACGATGACTGTCACCTGGACAATTACTCTGTCTGCAGCTTAATGAAATAAGGGGTGATACATGACTACTATTGTTACACGTAACGGTAAGGGATCACCCCTTACTTCCACAGAATTAGACGCAAACTTTACTAACCTAAACACAGACAAAGCTGATAAGTCGCAGGTACTTACTGACGTACCAGCGGGTGCTTTGTTTACTGATACTAATACGGTCTACACACACCCTACAACTCACCCAGCTTCAATGCTTACAGGTGCATTACCTGCAATTGATGGTTCTGCTTTAACTGGAGTGACTCCTACTAAGCTGACTGTAGATGCTTTAGGTATTAATGCAACTCACATATCAGGTTTCACTGTGGGTAAATCTGTGCCTGCTAATGCTGTATTCACTGATACAGACACCAACACTGTCTACACTCACCCATCAACACACTCCATAGCGGAAGTTAGTGGTTTACAAACAGCCCTTAACGCTAAGGTGGATGACGGTCAGGTATTGACCAATGTTCCTTCTGGTGCCCTATTTACTGATACTAACACTTGGCGTGGTATTTCAAATAGCACAAGCTCAACAAGTACCTCAAACTCGGCATCTTCTGCCGCTGTTAAGGCTGCTTATGATAGATCATGGCCTAACACTACTTACTCAGTAGGTGATGGAGGTTTAACTCAGATTAACTTTACCTCTGCTGACCATACTAAGTTAAATGGTATTGCTGCTAGCGCCAACAACTACTCGTTACCTGCATCAGTTGTCCACGATACAGAATCGGGCGCACTACACTCAACAGACGCACTACGTATCTCAGGCCATACCATATCCTTATACAAGGGTGATGGTACATCAGAGTCGGTAGTAGTACCGGACAATAACACTGATACAAACACTTGGCGACCAATTGATAATACCCCAGTAAACGGTGTGACCACAGAGAGCATAAGTTCTAACTGGGCATATGACCATGCTGCTAGCTCTACAGCTCACCCAAGGGATACTCGTAACCAAATAGCTGGTACGTACAACAACTATGTACTACCTGCTAGTGTTATACACCAGACAGAGCTGAGTAGTAGCGTTAGTTCCACTAGCACGACTATTGCAGCTAACCTTGCAGGAGTTAAAGCAGCTTATGATCGATCTTGGCCTAACACTACGTATTCCGTAGGTGACGGAGGCTTAACCACTAAGAATTTTACTTCAGCACTGAAGACAAAGTTAGATGGTGTTGAGACAGGTGCTACTGCTGATCAGACAGCGGCTCAGTTGTTAACTAAAATTAAGACAGTAGATGGTAGTGGCTCAGGCCTTGATGCGGATTTGTTGGATGGAAAAGATCATACTAACTTCGGAGCAACATTAGCAACGTACGGTACAACAGCAGGGGCTTCTGGAAGAATCAGGTGTACTGCCCCATTTAATACCAATAGCGGTCACATGTTTCAGGTCACAGTTTCGATCTATAGTAGTTATGGAATACATAACTACGTGGTTGGTGCGTACATGTACTCGTCATCAAATCAATGGTATTCCCCAACTGCTGTTTATTCAGGCACTGGAACTCCAGATATAAAGGTAGGTAGGGATTCAGGCGGTAAAGCGTACATAAGTATAGCTAATGGTAGTTACACAGGTGTACGTGTACACAATATGACAAGAGGATACTATACGAATGCTAGTGATATATACGATCCTTGGACTATAACTATCGATGGTGCTACAGAAAACTCTGTGACACCTGCCATTAGTAAGACTTGGCACAGCACTAATGATGGATCTGGCTCTGGTTTAGACGCTGACTTACTTGACGGACAACAAGGTAGTTACTACTACCCTGCAAGTAACCCTAATGGTTACACCAATAATGTTGGTGATATTACCGGAGTAATTGGTGGTACAGGTTTAACTGGTGGCGGTTATTCAGGTACTCCTACTCTTAATGTAATTGGTGGTAGTGGTATTACAGCTAACGCTAATGATATTGCAGTTGATTCTACTGTACTAAGAACTACAGGCGCGCAGACAAAAACTGGAAAATTAACTCTTAGCGGAGGTTTAGACGGTCAAGCGATATTTTTATCAGGTGCTCAAAACTTTGATGCACTAAAACAGATTGGATTCTATAGTCTCTATAATGCTACTGCATCGGGACATACAAATGCACCTTTTCAATATGGTGCAATGATTTCGTCAAACTCTAATGCTGGCGGTGGTATGGGCATGCAATTTGCTCATGAGCGTACAGGAGCTGGCACATATATTCGTGGTATGAATGATTCCGGTGATACTTGGTACCCTTGGCGAGAAGTTTGGACTTCTGGCACTGACGGATCTGGCTCAGGCTTAGACGCTGACTTGTTAGATGGTCAACAAGGTTCAAGTTACTTACTAAAGTCTGGTGGAGCAATGACGGGTAATATTACTCGACATAACACAAGCAGTTCTTCATGGCCCTATAACTTTAAAACATCAGCGGTAGGTAACGACAACGATTCTGGTTTCTGGGTTGGCAGTGCAGGTTACCCAGACATGCGTCTGCGTAAGGATAGCGGGACTGTTTCGGCACTAATCTCCTCATGGGAGACAAGCTTTGTACCTAATGGGTTTTCGGTCACAGGCGGCAACCTGACTATAAACAACGGTAACGTGGCACTAGGTACAAGTAGCAGGGGTTTACAAACTGCGACTTCTTGGATACGCAACACAACTCAGTATGGCCACATTGAGTTTGGGCCAGCTAATACCACATGGGCACACATATATACTGATCGTCCTGCGTTCTATATGAATAAGGATATTTATGTCCTTAACCAGAAACTATACCACTCAGGGAATGACGGCTCAGGTTCAGGATTAGATGCCGATACTGTTGATGGTGTACATGAATCTTCCTTTGTTCGCAATGATCAAGGCCATCAGATTATTGTTGGAGATCACGGTAGTGCTCGTTTACAAATAAGGCGTCACGACTCTAGCAACCAAGCAGAAAGAGCTTACTTATCCATGTGGGCCTCAGAACCGGGCGTTACCCATGACGGTGCAGGTATTGGTGGCAACATCGCTAATAACGGCTTTTACTATGGTGTAGAAAATACCGCTAACAAGGGAGCGTTAATAAGGTGGCATGACGGTAATACTGAGTTTAAGTACCTACCCGCAGTAGCAGGCGCTGGTAACGCCGGTACACGTACGTTCTACATCGACACTTCAGGTAATGCTACAGCCAGCGGCAACCTAACAGCCTACTCAGATGAACGCCTTAAAGACAACATTGAAACCATCACCTCACCTTTAGATAAAGTGAAAGCCCTTCGTGGTGTAACTTTTGACAAAGACGGTGAATGCGGCCTAGGTGTAATTGCACAGGAAACTGAAGCAGTAATCCCTGAAGTTGTCATGACTGCTGATGACGAGATGGGAACCAAGTCTGTTGCTTACGGCAACATGGTCGGTCTACTCATTGAAGCAATCAAAGAACAGCAAACTCAAATAGATGATCTAAAACTTAAATTGGAGGGACTCTCATGAGTACAGCATTAGTGCAGACAGGGGTGCAGTTCCCTGACGGCTCCACACAGACAGCCGCTTACGTTCCACCTTCTCCTCCTCAGACATTCAACGCATCAGGTTCCTATACAGT